AATCATGAGAGCCAAAGAATATCTCATGCTGTTAGAGTTGCAGGTTATAAAGAGATTGATGATTATGCAGAAAGCAAATCATTAAGAGAACATAATATTTTTGAAAGTATGTGTTTTGTGGTAGATCCAGGACAGCAAGATCCATTAAGGTTTATCAAACCAGTATTCAGCATGGATGAAGCTGCTGAAGAATTGACTTACAAAAGAAAACTTACTTCCAATTCATAAGTAAAGTTTCATATACTAATTCATTAAAAGAAAGATCTCTCTTTTTTTCTTCAAGCTTTTTTTTCTGCTCGTCAAGAAAGCTAATTCTTTTATTGGTAGATCTCAAATCATCTTTGATTTTTAGTCTAGTGTTTGAGATCTGTTCCTTTGATTGTATGCTCAAAATTTTTTTACCTCCTTTCTATATCTTTTATTATGTACCAATTATTCCAGGCTCTATCTTTTTCTTTGCCAAGAATTCCTTTGTCCACCAGGGCCATCAATTTATTATAAACTGAAGTAGCACCTTCCATCTCTCTTGCAGCTAGTGTTCTAACTGAAGGTGGATAACCATTCTCTGTAAAAAACTTTTTGAAAGCTTTAAAAGTTTTCATTTGTTTTTCAGTAACACTGGTAATTGTACCTGTAATCTGTCCAGTGCCTTGACATCTTGGGCAGGTGGATGCTTTGTAAGTAGATCTATTTCTATCTCTAATCTGCATTAAGCTCTCCTGCTATTTGGATATATTCATTTTCAATAGAAGTATGAAGGCCACTATCTAGCTCCACCACGTTTCTCAAAGTATCTTCATTAACTTTGTAAAGATTTCTTAAAAATTCAAGCTTCTCTTTCTTTGAAAATTTTTTGTGGTTTTTTATATTGGACATGGCCTTGCTAAATTCTTCAGCAAAAGCTTTATGATCCTCACAATATATGCCAGGCCCTTTTAATTTCCTCATCTCCCAGGGAGATTTCTCCTCATTTTCTGGAATATCCTGTTCCTGGGCCATAGAGCTATCAGTTTTAACAGGTTCTTTTTCTGCTACAGTTACACTATCTTCTACCTTATATGTAGCTCCTGGGCCTTCTATGGCCTGTTTTGATAGGTTATCTAGCTGCTCTGACACTGTATTCACAGGTTTAGGTTCTTTAGGATAATCATTAGCCTCCTCTGTAGTAATCACACCACCAAGAGCATCTGCAAATACATCTCTTAAAGCAAATCCTCTAGCTCTCATCTTGAGCATACGATCTGGATAGCTTTGCCATGGGCCAGATCTATTTAACAATCCTGCTTTGGCTGCATCTGCCATACTGAATTGAGATTTGTACCAGGATTGGCCCTTCCTTTTTACTTCACAAACTGCAGTTCTTTTAGATCCTTCTCCAGATATAGTTTCTTTTATATCCTCAAATTCTGGATGCCTTCTACAAAGAGCAATCATTGTATCTCCATAGATACTTGGCTTGCCATTTATCACTGCAATATTTTGTAACGATTGGATAGGTGTTAAACCTAGCTCATCTCCCCAGGACATAGCCAGATAAATATCTGCAGGCTTACCCTGGAATTGTTTTGGTACTAAATTAGATTTTGATATTTGCTCTGCAAATTTCATTGGATCTTTTTTTACTAAATCACTCATATTAATTTTCCTTGGTTTGGATCTTCGGTTAATGGTCTAAATAAAATATCAATCAATCTATAAGATCCTTTAAATTTAGATTGGAATATTTTTGAGCTTGGCTGCAGGTGCAGCAGCTCATCTGGTTTAAGCTGCATAATTTTTCCTTCATGGTTTATTTCTAAACCACCTTTTTTAATTGCAGCCTGGACTTCATAATCTCTGACAGAAACAAACTTGCCCTGCCAAAGTTTAGTTACTTTCTTTTTCTTCACTATCTCCTCCATCAATATAATTAATCATAGCTTTGATTGCAGATTTAGCTGCAAGTAGAAGTATAAAAAATACTACTAACGTCATAAAAACTATTTTCATTTATCCTCCTTGATTTGAATTGTACTAGATCTTTTGCTGTATCCCTCCTGGGCAGGTACAACTTTCTCTGGTTTGGCTTTGTAATTTCTTACAGGCCAAGAGATTTTATATTCATTAAACAATCCAAAGATATGATCTCCCATAGCTTGCTTAATAATATCTTGTGATTGTTCTACCTTGAGCTTACCAGATTTAATTTCATTGTTGCCTTCTGTCCAGGTATGGATCGCAGCTCCAATAGCATTGTTGCCTGATAAATCTTTAGGCTCATCACTTGGATTTGTATAAATTAAATTATAATCTCCTGGTTTTTCTGGATCATAATATTCTTCCTTCTCCCTTCTATTCCAAAAATCTCTGACTTGTTCTTGGATAGCTGATTGAGTTTCTTTATGCTCAAAGATGGGCCAGTATTGGATCTCCCAGGTTCTAATATTAAATACAACAACAAGAGCTTTACTTGTTAAGGTGCAAAGCATCTGGCCCTGTACCTGGATAGGCCCTTTGTATAATGGCAAGTGATCCTCAACTACTGAAGTTGTTTTATATTCAACAAGTATATCTCCTTGCATTGTAAAGGTTTGGCCATTTGGATCTGTAACCTGGATAGGTTCTTTGGCAACAGCCCAATCATCTATGCTGCATCCTAGTGGAGAATTTACAGCAAGATAAGGTTTCTCATTAGCTCCCTTTTTAAATTTTAATGTAGGGAAATCACTCAATACAATTTTCTGAATAGCTTGTTCAAAAAAATCTGTATATTTTGAATAATTATTTTGTTCTGGTTCTACCCAAGATCCATTTTTTTTATCCATGAATTCCTGGAGTAGCTCATTTTTAGACACAGCTCTTGGGTGTGCAGCTCCCATTAAAATAGGTAGCCTGCTACAAGTAAAGTATTTTAAATCATCTGTAACTTTCATTACAATTCTCCTTATATGTTATTTATTAGTACGAAACAAGATTATTACTGGTACAGCTCTAGGTTCTTAACAGAGCTTGGATACCATTTTCCATTAGATCTGGTAGCAATTCCTCTTGCATTTAGAGCAGCAGCAATTCCTCTGTAAGTATTTACTCTGCCTTTATCCTTGATCTCCTGGACAACTGGCAAAATATTTTTTGCAAATTCTTTGGCTGCTTTCTTCTTCGCCTGGACAGCAAGAGCTGCAGCCTGGGCCAAGTTGGTAGTGTTACCAAGTTTGGTAATTACTCTGTTAGAAACTTTAGTTTTATACTGGCCATCTTGTTTTAATTTTTTCTTGATTTGGCCCAAACCATTTTTGGTTCTTTGTTTAATTAACTTAACTTCTCTTTGAGCAATTACAGCCAGGATAGAAATGGTAGTTTCATCTGCCTCTGGCATATCACAAATAGTAAATTTAACACCTTGCTCCTGGAGCTGCAGGAAGAAGCTTGCCTTCCTTGTCAATCTGTCCATTGTTGCAATCAATAATCTTGCATTGTTTTCTTTTGCAAATTGGATCGCAGCCTGGAGCTGTTTTCTGTTATTGTTTAATCCACTCTCTTGCTCGGTAAAAGTTTTGATAAGTGCAGCTCCATCTCTTTTAGAAATAAAATCCTGGATCTTATCTTGTTGAGCTGCAATACCAAGCAACTGTTTTTTTGTACTGGTTCTTAAATACGCAACGTAATTAAGCATTTAATTTCTCCTTTGTTTTTTTATTATATTTCCAAATTAAAAATCCAATTCTACTTTCTGGAATTTTTAGTGCAGCAGCTAAAGATCTAATTCTCATATCAACTAATCCATTAGATCCTTTCTCAAATTTTTGCACTTGTTGGAAAGTAACATTAATTTTTTTAGCAATTTTAACTTGAGTTAATTTTAATTGCTTTCTTCTCCAATATATTTTCCTGCCAATAAACTCACGCATCTGCAGGTCATTGGGTTGAAGTTTGCTCATCAACATTTTTTGCCTCCTGGTTATTTTTTGTAAATACAATTAGTGATTTACCAATTACTTTTGTTTTTATATTTTTTTCTTGAAACTTTGCCAAAGCAGATAAGAAGAAAACTTCTAATTCCTTATGAGTATCAAAGCTGTACTTGAGTACAGCTCCGATACTTGAATTAATATACTCTGGCTTGTAGGTTTTTTTTAAGTCAGCCATGAATAATCTCCATCTTTAAAAATGAAAGCTCCTTTGGCAACTTCAGTAACTGTACCAAAGCCAACCCAAAGATCTTTGATTTTTTCTTTTTTCATTTTGGCAATTTTGATAGACATCTCTATGCTATCTATCTCCTCCTGGCCCAGGGTTCTTGTACTTGTTATTCCTTGTAATGCCATTTATGCAGCCTCCATTAGTTTTTTGATTTGTTCATCTGAACCATATTTAAAAACTTCAACATCACTAGATGTGCAAGCAGCTCTAGTGCCATGCTTGTCTTTACAAAGATCTGAATAAACAGAGTGATCTATCATTCTGTCATGTAAATTTTGCAAAGCATCATCTAAAGTTTTGAATGTTAAATTGGTTAGATAATTTTTATCTGTGTTTTTATAAATAACATAATGATTGTCATCATTGTATTTACAAACAAGATACTTACCTAGGCCCTGGACATAATAAGATTTTTTAAGATTATCCTGGGCAATTCTAGTTATTTCTAACATTAAGCAGCCTCCATTAGTTGATTGTATCCTTTGTCATTCTCTGTAAAATTAAAAAATTTCTTTGCTGACATTGGATAGTATTTTTTATCTCCAAGGAGATAGTTGCTGAAAGTTTTACCAACTAAAACTTTTTTGATACCATCTCCTCTTTTGTATTTCTGGACAACATATCCAGTACCTTCCATACCTGCTTTGGCAATAGCCTTGTAATACATATCCCAATCAGTAGCCTCGTTTTTTTCAAAAACGTGTTGGCCCTGCCAAGACTTGCCACCTTCTACTTTAAACAACTTACCTTTTAACATTAAGCAGCCTCCTTTTTTAAGACACCTTTTTTAACGTATTTCATGTTTTTGAAATCAACATCCAAAGTTAAAGTTTGGTATTTATCTCCACCATGAATAACTAATCTCCACTCAACCTCGTTGTGAAGAAATTTGAAAGTAACAATCACAGCTTTG